ATCTTCCGGCTTCACACCCAGACGGTTCAGGACGATTAAATCCATCTGACGGCTGGAGAAAAGGTGCCCTGCCGTATCCTTCTGGAACGGCTTCTTTTCTTCGCCCTCGCCCGGTTCACTGTCAGGGTCTTCTTCCGGATTTTCCGGGTCTGCCGGGTCACTGTCCGGCTCTTCTTCTTTCTTTGCAAAGAGGATCTCATCTGCAAAGCCAAGCTCCACCGCCTTCTTCGCATTCATCCAAGTTTCATTGCTCATGAGGTTGGCGATGCGGGCGTGGGACAGGCCGCTCTTTGCAGCGTAGGCATTGATGATGCTCTCCTTGACTTCGGTCAGCACCTCGATGGCTTTCTCCATGTCCTTTGTGTTGCCCATCGCAACGGTGCTGGGGTCATGGATCATCAGCATGGCGACAGGACTCATCTGGACGGTATCACCGGCCATTGCCACAACGGATGCCGCCGAAGCCGCAATCGCATCGATCTTGACTGTGATGCTGCCCTTGTAGTCCTTCAGCATGGTATAGATCTCGGCAGCGGCGAACACATTGCCGCCCGGAGAGTTGATCCAGACGGTCACATCCCCCTCGCCGGATTCCAGCTCATCCCGGAACATCTGCGGCGTGATCTCATCGCCCCAGAATGATTCCTCATCGATAGGACCTTCCAGCCGAAGGATTCTGGTGTCGTCACTGTTTTTGATCCAGTTCCAGAATTTCTTCATCGATTTCTCCTTCCATTTTTTCGTGGCTTACTCTCACTCAGCCGGTTATCGCTGTCAGGTTCTTCGGTTTCCTCTTCCTCTGTCTGGGGCTGTGTTTTCTTGGGCTGGTTCTGCTGGACTGCGGCAGCCTTGTTCTGCTGTGCCACACCTGCATCTTTCAGCTTCACATAGCCGCCGTTCAGGTAGTAGTCGTCACCGCCCTCCTCTGCCGGGATGAGGTCCATGTTTTCGAGCCGATGCACATCATTCGGAGAAAGGAAGCCGTTGCTGATGCCAGTGGCGTAGCCGTTCATCCGGCTCTGGTAATCACCACGGAGCAAACCGTCCACATTGAACTTCGGGAAGTAGGTATCCTGCTCCTCTTCCAGCAGCAGATCTTTGATGATGCCCTGCTCGATGCGGACAAGCCACGGGGTCAGAGAGTGCATCACAAAGTTCAGCGACTGGTATTCGATGTTGGAAAAAGTCGCTCTCGACAGGTCGGCCACCAGATGCGGAGGCACACGGAAGATACGGCAGATCTCCGTCACCGAGAACTGCTTCGTCTCCAAAAACTGGCTGTCCTCTGGCGGCAGGGAAATCGGTTTGTAGGCCATGCCCTCTTCCAGCACCGCCACACGATGGGCATTGGATGCGCCGCCATAAGCCGCTTCCCAGCTATCCCGGATACGGTTCGGGTCTTTCACAACGCCGGGATGCTCCAGCACACCGCTGGGCTGTGCGCCGTTTTTGAAGAAGGACGAACCGTATTTGTCCACCGCAATCGAAGTGCCGAGGCTGTTCTTCATCATAGCAATCGGCGAGAAACCAATCAGCCCGTTAAAACCCAGCCCCGGCACATGGAAGATTTCATCCCGGCGAAAGTAGATGTCTTTGTTCTGCTCTCCCGGAACTTCGTCCGTATATGCGTGGTAGATATAGTAGAGTTCTCCACTCTCATCTCGGTCAACTTCGACGTTTTCCGGCATCAGCGGATACAGCCCCAGCACCGTGTTCTTGCCATCCCGGACAATTTGCGCATAAGCATTGCCCCAGAGGAGCAGGTGGGTCATCAGAGTCTCCCAGAAGACAAAGGATGTCATTTCCGGGTTGGGCTGGCGGTACAGAATCTTGTACAGCGGATGATCCCGTGCCTTTTCTTTGTTACCGTTGTCGTCCGTCACACGGTAAAGGTGCAGCGGCAGTGCAGCAATGGACTCTGCCAATAGACGGACACAGGCATACACGGTCGGGATCTGCATGGCGGCTTTCTCATCCACCTGCTCCCCGGCATTGGAACGGCCAAACACAAAGGTCTGCCCGGAATTGCGGACGTTATCCGTGACCTGCGGCAGACCTTCTTTCGGCTGTTCTATTTTGGGAGAATCCCTTGGATTCTCAAATCCCATCCATTCCCAGAACCCCATTAAGCGTTATCCCCTTTCTCCAGTTCCGGCAGACCGGCAAGGCTGGTACCAAGGGAAGCAACGCCCGCCACGATAGCGGCACTGCCGATTGCCACCCAGTCCACACTGCCACCAGGAAGCTGTGTCACAACCAGAGCCGCACCGGTCTGACACATGGTCTTGACCGCACGGATGCCGGCTGCTTTCCACCATTCTGCACTCATCAGATACTTCATAGCTTTTGTCCTCCTAAACAGCTTCTTTATGATTAAAATTTGCCCGTTCACGGCACCCTTGCTCTCCGGGACGTGGGAAATTAACACAAGCAAATTCGCCAAAATAAAAGCGAGCAGCCTCATCATAGGCCCTCGCTGCTTCTTCCGGGGTGTCATAGTGTCCCAAGCATTCTCTTACTCTATCTTTATTTATATATGCTCGGTACCGCCCTTCTTTTTTATGAAACTCACACCTTTGTAACCGGTCGAGCTTCGTGATGAAAGGCACTGATTTCCATGATTCAAGGAATTAGTACATACCCTCAAATTACTCCTACGGTTATTGGCTCGATTGCCATCTATATGATCTACACACTCCCTTGCCTTTGGCTCAAAAATGAATCTTGTGAATCGGCATCGCTTTCCATTCCTTTCGCCAATAACATATCCATTATCATTTACCAGCCAACGTCTACTTTGAACCAGTTCCAAATCCATAGCATCAAAGGTGAACGAGTTGCCATTAATATCATAGTACCGAAAGTAGTCGTTTTCCTTCACAATTCTCGTACAATCACCACACGATTTCCTTTTACCCCGCTGAATCTCAGCTCTTGGAAAAACTGCTGTATGCCCACAATCACAGCGACATAAATAGAAGTGATCTTTTCTTTTGTTCAACTCACTTCTTTCCCTGTATCCGAGATACTTTTCAATCACCATTTTTCCATAGCGATTGCCAACAATGTCATCCGGATTAATTCTTACTGCCACTCTACCATCACCCTCTTAAAACACAATCATGTCACGTTCGTCGTAGACGCTTCCCTGCTGCTGACCTTCGTTTCGGATACAGCGGTCCAGCGCCATGATCGCAGCGACAACACCGTCAATTTTATCTGCGCTCTTACTTTTCGTCGGCTTAATATTACCCGCCGGGTCTGTTTCAATCACCACGTTGCCGCACATCCATTTCATAATCGGATTACCGCCGTGGAGCATGTTACCCTTCATGAGCTGTTCGTAGAACTCACGGGAAGCGGCCGACATGTCCCTAAAACCTTGCCCGAATGGTACAACGGTAAGTCCCATTTCAGTCAGACGCTCCACCAACATGTTACTTCCCCAGCGGTCAAAGGCAATTTCGAGAATATGATATTCGTGGCTCAGTTCCTCTATTTTGTTTTGGATATAAGCGTAATCAATCACATTTCCCGGCGTTGCTTCCAGAATTCCCTGCGCAGCCCAGTTATCATAGGGAACAGAAGTCCTTTGAACTCTCTGGGGAATTGTGTCTTCTGGTACCCAGAAAAATGGTAGAAGAATATATTTTTCTTCTTCAGAACGAGGTGGAAACATCAGCACAAGAGCCGTAATATCGCCAGAACTGGATAGGTCAAGTCCTGCATAACACTCCCGTCCTCGCAAGGAGTTTTTATCAATCGGAATACTGCCTTTATCGTAAATGTGGTCTGGAATCCAACGGACTGTTGCGCCTACCCACTGGCAGAGACGTAGTGTTCTGAACACATTTTCCTCAGCTGGATTGTCCTGTGCCTGCAAGTATGCCTCACGCATACGCTCAATAGGGACTGTGTAGCCAAGAGATGGATTGACTTTGTACCAGTTCTTTTCCTCCCGCCAGTCATCCTCATCGGGAAGACTGTAAACCACTGGATAGAATGTCGGATCAACTTTTCTCCCTGCCAGAAGATCCAGTGCCTTAGTGTGCAGTTCGAAGCAGATGGAATTACGATCCGTACCGGCTGTGGTGATTGCCACATGGAGTGCCTGCCGTCTGGCATCACCAGAGCCTTTTGTAAGGACATCCCACAGTTTTCGGTTCGGCTGATTGTGAATCTCATCGAATACCAAACCAGAAATCGAATAGCCGTGCTTACCACCGACATCTGCGGAAACCACCTGATAATAGCCAGAGTTGGAATAATTGACGATTCTCTTGGTTGCTCCCATAATCTTGGAGCGTTTTTCAAGCCCCGGTGTAAGTTCGACCATCCGCCTTGCAACATCATAAACAATAGATGCCTGCTGGCGGTCAGCTGCGGCAGAGAAAACTTCTGCGGACGGTTCCTCATCTGCATAAAGAAGATATAGAGCAAATGCCGCTGCAAGTTCACTTTTTCCCTGCTTCTTTGGAATTTCGACATATACAGTGCGGAACTGCCGTGTTCCATCCTCTTTTACCGTCCCAAACACATCGCGCACGATTCGTTCCTGCCAAGGGAGCAACCAGAATGGCTGCCCTTCCCACTGTGCTTTGGTATGTGGAAGCATCTCAATAAAGCGAACAGCACGGTCGGCTTTCGCCTCATCGTAATGGCTGGTCGGCAACATGAATCTGCTGGGCTTGTAATCTTTCAGTTTTGGATAATCCTTTGGTCTTTGTTTTCTCATTAAGAACCACCCCCTAATAGCTCATCCATTTCATCAACCTTATTTCCCTGTTCCGCACCTGCAATAATCCTGCTTCGAGAGGACGGGGTCAGACCGAACTGCTCTGCGAACTTGTTCATGATCTTCAGATAGGTCTGGGCGATGGACACCTGCGGAATTGTCTGCCAGTACCCGGACGGGGTTTTCACGAT